GCTGTAACCGGCAGCGCAGTTTTCCTTTACGATCTGAAAAATCTCGGTCCAGTACGCGCGGGTCTGGCTCTTGAAGCTGTTTGCCATCGTGACGTAGGGCGAGGCGATGGCGTTGCCGGTGGTGGGGTGTTTTGCGAGAAAACCGTATTCCGTGATGGCTTCCTCGCACTGAATCCAGCGGGCCGCGCTCATGGCGTAGCGTTCGATGGTATCCGGAGGAACGAGGTGCGCACAGCCCCGGTCCGACAGCCACTGCCATACAGATTTGAAGATGTCGGCGGCGGGCAAAGCCTTGCCATTTTTCTGGACCGCCGAGAGCATCTCTTTTGGCTCCGGCATATCCTGACCGCGCAGGTCCGCAGCGCTTTTGAATTCCATAACGGTGAGTGGGTGCTTGCCCGGATTACCGTCCGCAATTTTATCAGCCAGCGGCTTCCGTTTTGCCCCGGCCCCGGCTCTTACGCCGCCACGGTTTGTACCGTCCTTGGCCATGCCGCGATTCCTCCTTCCTCGTTGGGGTCAATACCCCGTTTGATTTCGCGTTTTAGCGAACGTGACCCCACGGCCGCTTCCCAGCGCGAATGGCGTAGAGATTTTGACCGCCCCTACCGGTCATGCCAACGGTCACCCATCTTTGCAGTGATCCTTGAATGGCATTCATGGCATAAGGCTTCGAGGTTACTGTCGATGTGGGTTCCGCCGCGTGAGAGCGGCAGGCGGTGATGCACCTCGGTCGCGGGCGTGTAGACGCCATGCTTCAGGCATTCCTCGCAGAGAGGATGGGTGGCAATGTATCTGTCGCGGATGCGTTTCCACGCTCGGCCGTACCGCTTCTTCTCAGCGGGATCGCGTTCGTACCGTTCGTACTGCTTGTCGACTAGCTTCTGGTGTTCCTCACAGTAACGGCCGGGCACCAGCTTCGGGCAGCCGGGATAGCGGCAGGGCGTCAAAGGTTTGTGCGGCATGGCTGCCTCCTTTCCGGGCAAAACAAAAGTCCCCACGGGTTTGGCCCCGTGAAGACTTCGTCGTTTTACAACTTTCTATGCTACCAGTATATACTGGCCGGATGGAAAAGTCGTCCGCGATATTACTCACCGCTTGCCATAGAGCAAGGTGGACAGCCGGTCGAGCGCGCGGTTCTTCTTGTTGTACGCGGAGGACCGCTCAATGTGAAAATGCTCGCAGATGTTGTAAACCGCGTTGATCTGCTTTCCCTCGTCACACATATAAAACTCCCGCAGCACATACTGCTCGTCCTCGGTCAGGTTTTCCCACGCCGGTTGGAACCACGCCATGTACTCCAGTGCCTGCCGATAGCGTTCCTTCAGAACGTCAATCTCCTCGATGCCGTTCAGAATGCGCTGCTCACCGGCCTGCGGATTGTGGATGTGGGGCATTCCGTCAAAGTTGGGGCTGCGGACGCTCTGCATCTCTTCGTGCTCCGCCCGGATGTCGTCGTCCGTGTGTTCCATGATGAATTGCATACTGCCGTAGTCCTTGAGAGCATCCAAAGCGGCAGCCCGTTTGTTCAGGTATTTCCATGCTATTTGCATAACCGCACCTCCGTAAAGAAAAGTTGGATTTCACTCGGATTGGCACGGATTGTCGAAGATTGTCGTCAGATTTTCAGGTCCGCCTTTACGGCGTTGATGAGGGCGGCCTGCGTGCTGTCCTTCTGCGATAAGGCTTTCAGGATGCGACTGTCAATGGTTCCCTTCGTAATGATGTGCTGAATTACCACAGTGTCTGCTATCTGTCCCTGTCTCCACAGGCGGGCGTTGGTTTGCTGGTAAAGCTCCAGCGACCAGGTCAGCCCGAACCAGATGATGGTGGAACCGCCGCTTTGCAGGTTCAGCCCGTGTCCGGCAGAGGCAGGATGCACAAGGGCCACAGGCAGTTCGCCGTTGTTCCACCTCTGGATGCTGTCGGACGTGTCGAGACAGGAGAACGGAATATGGAGTTTATGCAGGCGTTCGGAAATTCTGGCAAGATCATGTTTGAACCAGTAGGCCACCAGCACAGGCTTGTCGTTTGCCGCTTCGATCAAGTCCTCCAGCGCGTCCAGCTTCCGGTCATGGATGTGAACGACGTCGCCGGTGTCGGAGTAAATAGCGCCGTTGGCCATCTGGCACAGCTTCCCGGAGAGAGATGCCGCGTTGGCGGCTGTGATGTCGCCGCCCGGAAGCTGCAGCACCAGATCTTCTTTCAGGTCGTCGTACCGTTGCTGTTCTTCATCGGAGAGGTGGACTTCATACTCGGCGCTAACCAGTTCCGGCATCTTCAGGTGATCCGTCGATTTCATGGAGATCGTGATATCCGAAATGCGGTGGTAGATTTCAGCCTCCGCACCCGGCAGCGGCTTGTAGGAATAAATGATCTGGCCATTTCGTTTATCCGGCATAAAGTAGTTAGTGCGATACTGCCCGATGAATCGGCCAAGGCGCTGGCCCATGTCCAGCAGCCGGAACTCGGCCCACAAGTCCATCAGGCCATTCGCGGAAGGTGTACCGGTCAGCCCCACGATGCGCTTAACCTTAGGGCGGACCTTCATTAACGCCCGGAAACGTTTTGCCTGATAGCTTTTGAAGGACGACAGCTCATCGACCACCACGGTATCAAAATCGAACGGGACGCCGCTGTCCTCAATGAGCCACTGGACGTTCTCTCGGTTGATAATGCAGATGTCCGTCTGCTGCAGAAGCGCTGCTTTGCGTTCTGTCTCGGTTCCAACCGCCACCGCGTAGGTCAACAGCGACAGATGGTCCCATTTCTGAAGCTCGGACGGCCAGGTATCGCGGGCCACGCGGAGAGGCGCGATCACCAGAACGCGGTGAGCCACGAAGCTGTCAAACAGCAGGTCGTTCAGGGCGGTCAGCGTGATGCTCGTCTTACTCAGCCGAGGCCCATATCGAGAAGAACAGCAGAAATAGGATGGTTTTCGATATAATTGATAGCATATCTCTGATACTCATGTGGTATGAACTTCATTCGGCATCACCTCCTTCAATTTCGTTGATAAACCACCGCAACTCGGCGTGGTGCTTTGCATGGGCACTCTGGGAAGGGAAAACAACTATATTCTCAGGTGAGTTGTTTCTTTTGTTGCCGTCCCTGTGGTGGACGACTTCACCCGCCAAAAGCGGCCTGCCCAGTATCTGCTCTGCAATAACTCTGTGAGCGGGCTTACCATATATTTTTGAGTAACCGTCGCATTTGCCTTTTCCAAGATGTGAGGCTCTCAGCTTTTTTCTGACCGCTGGTGTCATTCTTGTCGGATTCCTGCTTTTTGCTAAAGCAGAGAAATTGGCTGCCATATTTGTGTAATTCTTTAATTCCGCATATCCGGCTGGGTTTTTGCTCTTATTGCTAAAATCTGCAAGACACTGACGAGAACAAAAAGCGTGTTTTTTCCCTTTCATGTAACATTCCAGCCGTCTAAATTCTTTTCCACACCAGTCGCATCTATAGGTTCTCATCATCGGGCATCACATCCAATTTCTGTAAGCATTTTTGTAATCTGACCAGTATCGTCAAGCACGTAAACCTTGAAGCCCAGCTTCCGCAGCATCCGGTGCCTGGCTTCCTGCAGCGGACGCGGGACTTTTCCGGGAGCCTTTACTTCCACAAAGGCCATATGACCACCCGGTAAAAGTACGATGCGGTCCGGCATCCCGTCATAACCCGGAGACACAAACTTCGGCGCGATGCCGCCCAGCATTTTTGCCGCCTGTGTTAATTTTGCTTCGATCTGTTTCTCTTGCATTTTCAGGTCCTCCATCAGAAATTTTAAGAGGGGGGTGTTGACCTCGACGACCTCGCCACATAAACTTTTTCTTATACAATTTTTTATGTTCCTAAGAAAAGTTCCAGTAATAGAGGTCGTCGAGGTCAACATTTGCTTCTATTTCAGAAATTCATCGAAGTCACCATCGTCTGTTTTCAGCCGCAATCCAATAAAGAATCGCTTGCCTCTTGGATTGATTCGCTTAAAGCCCGCGTTCTCCAACGCAAAGTAGAAATCTGCGGTGCTGCGGACATACTCGTTTGTGTCAATGCTGTAATTACGGTATGCCTGATACAAGGCACCGGAGCTTTCTCTATAGCTGGAATCGATGTCGCACTTGTCCTCAAGGAAATGGCCAAACCAGTCGTTCTGCGCCCGGTACTCCGCGATCGCTTTCTTCACGCATGCCGGGACTGGAATTTTGTAGTCAAGTGCGATGACCTTCCGGGCACCTTCGATGATCCAAGTGAGGATACTTTCACCGGCGTTGTTGTAAAGATACTCGCCGTAATTCTTGATGTCGCTGGTACCTTCGATCTTGGCGTCGAACGGGATGACGATCAGCCTGCGCCAGATACCGTCATCGGAAGCGCTGACCTTCGGCAGATGGTTGGTGTAGAGCACCAATGTATGGCAGGGCGTGAAGCTGAATGGGTCCTTGTACTTTTTCTCCGCAAATACATCGTCGGTGGAGCAGAGCTGTTTGACGGTAGAGTCGTTGAGCCTTGCGCCTTCCTGCATTTCCGCCGCGATCAGCAGACGCTTGCCTTTGACCTCCGCCATTTCTGGCTTGATATTCCTTCGGCAGCCGACCGTCAGCGTATCGGCAGAGATGTTGCCGCTGTAAAGGCCCAGCACACGGGAGACAGCATTCCAAAAGGTCGATTTGCCGTTCCGCCCGCAGCCGTAAGAGATGATGAGAGCTTCCACAAAGACCTTCCCGATAGCGGCCAGTCCGCAGATCATTTGGACATAGTTGATGAGCTCTTGATTCTTGCAGAAGATTAGGTTCAGGCTGTCATGCCAGAGCTGTTCGCCTTTACTGCTGGGTGAAACGGACGTGATCTTGGTGATATAGTCCTCCGGGGAATGTTCCCTCGCTCCAGCGATACCTTTGCGGAGATCATAGGTTGCGGTCGGGGTACAGAGGGCAAAGCAGTCCGCATCCAGATCACGAGGCGAAATCTCCAACATGGGGTGCGCTTCCTTCAGCGTCGCGGTAATATTCTTGGAATCACGGCGGCGGATTGCAAAGGACTGATATGCCTTTGCTGCGAGGAAGGCAGTGTAGGCTTCAGTCTGCGTATCATTGAACAGGGCCTCGGCCTTGGCCTTTGAAGTTGTATCGAGGATTCCCTGAGCGCCGCAGTCCGTCAGGGCTTTCATCGCCTCGCGCATATCCTTCGCGGCTTCCTCCAATTGGCGGCGGGTCAGTTCATGAGCGACGGCCTGTGCTCCGGGTTCAGTTTCCTTCCAGTAGTGTTCTGTGTACCGGATGAAATGGGTGGCTGGCGAGTATCGCAGTTCACCAGAGAAATGCTTGGCAAGCACCTCGGCCTGTCCGACGTCGGAGAAATCTGCCGGTTTATAGGAGGTGTCGTCGTTGTAAACCTCCGGTGAAACGTACCCGGACTGTTGCTGGACTCTGGCGTAAAACCGCTGGGCGCTGTGCCAGATGGTCGAAAGCTCGGAATCTTCCAGAGGGGGTATGCATTTCGCAGCCTCGTCGAGGAAGCACTGGTAAGCTTCTTCGCTGTCGCCGTATTTCTTGATGACCCGCCCGGCAAAACGGGACATGGTTGCGTTGCGGCTGCCTTCCGGTATAACCAGACTGGCTTGATGGCCTCCTGCCATATTTGCATCAAAGTCGTCATCCTCCAGAAACTCTGTCAGATTCATACTGCCGGGAAAGAGTTCAACCTCGACGGTGGCAGTGCCGAAGAAGAAGCGTGCCGCGTCCAGTGCCTTGGTGTCAAAGTACGGGAAGATGGAATTGACCAGCTTTTTCATGTCGCTGTAAGCGGCCGCGTCTGTCATGCGTGTGATCGGAAAAAGAATATGGAACTTCGGCCGAGCGGGCTTTCCATTTTTCTCGCGCATGTTGTAGCGGCTGTAGTGGACCGTAAAGCAGACATCCGGGAAAGCGGCGGCGACGTCCGCAGGCAGTACCCAGTCAGCCGGATTCTCAGAGTGGTCATTGTCGCAGTCGACTGGGAGACAATCCGCTCCGAGAAAGTTGTCGCCGCTTCGGTAGCTGTTTTTGTACTCGGCGCAGACGTAGTCATGGCAGACTGCCGCCCGCAGGCTTTCCTCATCCGTGACCTCGGTTTTATTGGGATAAGAGCAGTTGCCGGGATTGCCGATGATGTCGGAACTATACAGAGTGAACATCAGTCATGCACCTCTTTCGAACCGTCCTCCAGAACCTTGGTGATGAACTTGAGCGCCGTGATGATTGTTTCGAGCTCACAGTCGCCGCCGAGGGTAACTTCGAGACATTCGCTGCCAAACTTGTCCCGCGTCACATGGACATCCATCTCCGTGGAAGCCAGGTCTTTAATACGAAAGTAGGTACGGCTGCCGTGTCCACCGTCGCCACCCTGATAACCATTTGTGCCCGCCTCCACTTCGAGAATATTGGCGCTCACGACCTCGCGCTTGTAAGTAGGAACTTCAATACCACCTATGCGGCGCGTACCTTCAGTGATTGCAAACATCTTGTACCTCCTCCAATTCTTCTGTGAAATAACGCAGGCGGTAGTTTTTCCACCTGGCTCGTTTGATCTCTGCCTGCATGCCAGCCGAGATATTGCTGCCGAACACCCAGACCTCCGAGCATTTGCTCATAAGGGCGTTTCCGAAGAACAGCCCAAGTTCACGTTCGTTCGGATTGGCGTCATTCAGGAACTGCGGAAACAGCAGATGCGGCGCAATAGGGATATAGCCCTTGTCTACGGCAAAACGACTGTAGCTCCGGGCGGCCTTGATGTTCCCGTCAACGTCACCGGCATAAGGAGAGCAAATGTAAACAATTGGCCGGAATGCGCGGAGCGCGTGTTTCTCTTTTTCAATCAGCGTAAGGGCTTCATAGGCAGTTGGGTCATAGTAGCCCTCAGCGTTA